CAGTCGATGGGCTTGAAGTGGATGGACGATAGATCCATCCTTCCCATTCTCTAGTCGCGTAATCTCCGACTTGTGATACGGCACACATTCATTATCTCCTTAATCCCAAAGCCCGGAATAATAAGTTCCGAACAAACGAAACCCGTTTTGTATACGGGCATTGTGGGCTCTGTAGCCCTCGGCGTCGAAGACGTGTGTGTCTTTCGGGCCTCTTTTCATTTCATAATTACCATCAGGAAGTTCTTCAAACTGTAAGTCATGCTCACCTGCATGAAACTGGTCTTCCCAATCAATGAGCTCCTGACCGAATGCCCAGATCATCTCATTGAGCACCCACGTCCAACGGTCGTGAACCTTTACGTCGTTCTCATTATCAGCACGCAGATGCTCAGGAACGTCTTCATCAAGCACAGTCGGTGAACCGTGCTTGACATCTCGAAGTCGGATTAGTGCAGGATGGATAATGTGAGCGAGTGTATTGTCAAGTGACCACACATCATAATCATCAATTTTCACTTTGATCTTTCGATCAGCACCATTCTTGTTGTATTTTCCAATAGACACTTTCATTACGAATCAATTCCTATCACTTGTTTCCGATAGTGTACTTGCTCACGAGGTTCCAGTTCTTTTTCTCTTTGAACGGGATGATCTTGATTTGGTTCATTGCAGCCTTTAAGGCTACGTCCTGTCCTTCAACGATAGACAAGAGGTTCCATTCCTGGAGTAGCGTCGCAATGCTGTTGCGTCTCGCAATGTCATTCTCGTTAAGGTCGGAGGTCTTGCCGTCGAGAACAAAAAGCTCCTTGAAGTGTATGATGGCGTACTCGCCCTGCTTGTGAAGGATGTGGCACGACTGATACAGTGTGTTATCCTTCTTTGAAGCGAATCCAATCCGCGTCAATGTCTCTTTAATCTTGAGGAAGTCGTCATCGTTCTTTAGCGTTATCTTAACACCGAGGCCCCGGAACACGTCATTCTTCATTCTCTTCCACCTTGCTTTTTCTTATTTTTAATGATATCAATTTCCTCTTTGGAGAGGAGGGTCAGGTATTCTCTAGCCCTGTTGATATTTATATTGTAAGCTTCGGCGATGAGTTTGACGGTGTCGTCAACTTCTGGTTTATGCCACTTTGAGAAACGCTTCTTGGCACGAACCGCGTTAAGGTAATAGTCATGTTGAAGTAGGTGGTCGAGCTCGTAGGACCGGTTCATTTCATTAGCGTGCATGATGGTGTCAGGAAAGTACGAGAACGCCTTGTTCACCATGTACGGAGTGTATTTCTTTTCGGTATCGACTGGATCAGATGAGGACCGAATGAGATCCTTTTTGTTCATTGCCAGATCGTTTACGAAATCAAATGGATTCATTATTTTCTTTCACAAGACTATCATCATCTATTACATCGGCACACTTCCTGCAGAGGAATGCCTTATAAGTCTGCATGTCGCCGATATCATTCAGTGCATTATATTCAATGACGTCGTACTTCCGGAACAGCATCTTGTTGCATGAGAGGCAGCGCTTGATCACTTCCAGTTAGCTTCCATCATAAATTCAGTTAAGAATGCTGCAGTGTTGATTTCCTGGTCGGCTACGAATGCTGCCCAGTACTGGTACTTTGCACAGATGAGTAGGATTGCTGCTACCGATTGTGGCTCGAGCGTATCAGATGACTTGTCATAAATCTTTCGGATCAGTGATGTCGTATCAAGGTGAGCATTTTCTGCCACCCACTTACGCATGTCATTGAACTTCTTCTCTTGCAGGATCTTAGTCAGCTTGTCGAAGTTCTCGTCAAGTACATTCACGAGGATACCAGAATCGATCGTACCACCCGCAGCATATCGCTCGAGTTCGTTGATGATCCGTCGCATATCCGGAAAGTGCTTCTTGATAAGATTGACTAGTACGTTCTTATCATATGTAACATTTTCATTGTTAAGGATCGCACAGATACGCTTGAAGAACTGGACCTTCAGCTTGTCGACTTCGCCCGGAGAAACAGTAAAGTCCACTCCAACGAATCTCGAGTGGAGCGGTTCGATCAGTCGGTTCTTATAGTTACAAGTGAGGATGAACCCGCAGTTCTTGCTGTACTCTTCAACGAAGTTACGTAGAGACGGCTGGGTACTGTTGGCATTCAGATAGTCTGCTTCGTCAATGATAACGTACTTACGACCAGTACCGAACAGAGAAACTGAACTTGCAAAGTCCTTGATCTCGTTACGCAGAGTGTCAATATTACCGTGAAGAGACCCGTTGACTACAATATAGTCACATCCCAATGCTCGCAATAGTGCCTTGGCAGCAGTAGTCTTACCAACACCCGGACCACCGTGGAAGAGCAGGTTAGGCAGTTGTCCCTTCGTCAGGAAGTCCTTCAGTGTCTTCTTCAGTTGTTCCGGCAGGATGCAGTCGTCGATTATTTGCGGACGGTATTTCTCCACCCAGACTAGGCTCTGTAGCTCTTCTGCTATGTCCATCTTCACTCTCAATGTCTTGGATCAATAATGTAAGTTTGTTGCGAAGGATGCCGGCGTCGAACATCTCATCGCCACGGATGGCCCCTCTCGAGGCCATCGTGTCTATAAAACCGCGGAGCAGTCTGTAGTCGTCGAGGTTCACTTAGCCTCGCCGATGATAAAGTACTTAAGATCACCCGAGACGAACTCAGCAAGACCCGACTTCGAAAGTGATACCGTGTAGTCACGTTCGAGCAGCTTGAAGTTCTCCTTATTGAAGAAGATCTTGAACTCGGCTTCTGAGTCAGCAAGCTTGATAGAATACTCATCGGTCGATGGGTTCTTCGAGTTCGCAGCTGCAATGTAGACCGATGCACCGTCACCAAAGATAACGATCTCGGGAAGACCGAGTACGCCAAGGGACTTGAGCAGGCTCTGAATAGCTGAGCCCTTGATCTCTACCGATGCGATGGTGTCGGGAAGCGAGATGTCCTTGGAAGGTGCTACGACGATTGTCGACGGATCACAATATGTATATCGGATCTTTTGATTATTTTCAGAAATAGTAACATACTTTTCAGAAAATGTCAACTCAGGAGAACTGAATAGGCTGAGTGCACCAAGGAATTTCGGTAGCTCATATATCGCAAAAGGCACTTCAAAGTTCTCTTCCACCGCAGTCTTAGCGAAGATGGTCTTTGCCGGTGAGATGGTGGCGAGAGTATTCCCGGCCTTAACCTCGATCGCTTTGTTGATCGTGGAGAAGTTCTTCAGGATGTTGATCGTGTTATCACTCAGTTTCATTTAGGTCTTTCTTAATCCAAGTATGCAATTGCTCTGCGAGTTTAAAGATTTTGTCCTCGAATGAAGGGCTACCTGAGTAGCCCGACTCGACGAGGATCGTACGTGAATATTCAATGAGACGGAACTTATAGTCCGTGTCTTCAGTCTTTTTTGTCATTTCTTCTTCTTTTTGATTTCATCACGGTTCACTGTAGCAGATGCACCAATTGCTGCTAGTGCTGCTAGTTTACCGCCGAATGTGTAGAAGCCGGTGTGGGCCAGATCGATCCACGGGCAGATCCATACCTTCATGCCGATGCGACGTACGTTCTGACAGAACATGTAGTCTTCGGATAGGTAACGCTTTGAGGACTCAGCCTCACGCGTACGGATATCTTTAACCTTTTCTTTCAATTTGTCAACATCAAGTTCATCATCGGGTGAACCAATTTCAAGCTTGAGGATTTCATCCATGATCGCTTCAAACTCAGACTCTTTACGATTCTTATCGATGAAGCAGTCAAAGTACGTCATGATCTCGCGGGTGCCATCGAAATTCTCGCTTCGAGCATGGTCCGGGAGATAGTGGTATTCCGGGTAAGCCGCTTCGTATTTCTCGAAGGTCTCACGAGGAATTAGCATGAAGCCAGTGCCAGCTTCAGATACTTCTGCAGGTTCATCAAGTTTGATAGACGTGCCGTTTGCAGGATTGAATACGAAGTCGCCAACGAAGTCTTCAAGTGCGTTCGCGTCTTCATCAGCGAAACCCTTGTCAACTGCCATCTTGATCTTTTCCCAAGTGATACACTTTTTGGGATATGCTGCTGCGATAACGTGCTTGTTCTCTGGATCGGTCAGCTGACAAGCGATCAGTGCCACAACATCATGAGCATTGAATGCAATGTCAGCATCAATGAACATCAGATGAGTACAGTCAGAACGAAGGAACTCGTCAACACAGTAGTTACGTGCTCGTGTGATCAGAGACTCATTGAAAAGGAAGTATGTCCGCATGTGCATGCCGTATTTGGCAGCAAGAGCAGTAAGGTCCATCATTGAACGAGTATACATCCCGTTCATCACGCCACCATACGCAGGAGTTGCTACGAAGAGCTTTGCTTCTCGAAGCTTTTCTACGCTAATTTCAAATTTCATCTATTGAATATCTTTCAAATTCTAGTTGGAAGTCAGTGTGAAGATCAAAGAAAAGGTTAAGATCTTTAAGTGGTGGTTCATCACCTTCTGAGTCAAAGAGGAACTCATACTGCACTGGGACGTCGCATTGTCCAGTAAGTATATATCCAAATCGACTCATGAACTGGTAGATTTCTCCCGCAGCCCAAATCTCTTGGAAGTCTTTATAGTTCAGGAGTCGGATGGAGGTGTACATTTCTTAATCCTGTTGATTTCTCTCTGAGCGAAGAAGATGATCTTCTCGAGATCGTAAATATCGGTCGTGCCTTCTTTCTGGCCGAGGCGATACGCAGCCTTGAAGATGTTCCCTACCGAGAAGTTCATCTTCTTTTGCTCAATGAGGTCTTGAAGTTCTGTTGCGTCTTCAGGAAGCTTATAGTAGTTTGCGTCAGATCCGTTTAATGCCATAAAGTATATTTGTCTCAAGTTAAAAGAAAATGATTATAACATATTTAAGCGATGAAGTCAACCAAAGATTTGTTCAAGAAACTA